GTTCCAAATGAAGACCACCGACTGGTATTGAATAAGGGTGAACGAGGCGTTGCCGTCCACCGTGCCCACGATGGTGAGCGTGTTGGCGGCGATCTGCTTGACCATGACCCACTGTCCGGTCGTGAGACTTGTGCTCGGAAGGGTGAAGTTACCGGCGGCGGCGTAGTTGGCCCGGTAGTAGGTCCCGACCACGCCCGGGTTCGGATCGGCGGTGATGGTCGAGGTCGTGTACGAGCCCGACATCGGGGCCGCGGTGATGGCCGCCGCCACGAAGGCGTCGGTGGCGAGTTTGGTGGTGGAGTCTCCGGGGGACTGGGTCGTGGCCGTCACGCCGTTGGGCAGGGCCGGGGCGCCCGACAGGTTCGCCGCGGTCCCCGTCGTGTTCTGGTTCAGGGTCGGGAACGTGCAACTGGCGGCCAGGGTCTTGTTGCTCAGCGTCTGGGAGTCCGTGGTGCCGACCACGGTGCCCGCCGGTGCGGCCACCGTGCCGAATGCGGTGGTTCCCGAGGCGGTGACCAGGCCGGCGGTGAAGGTCGCTGCTCCGGTTCCGCCGTTGGCCACCGGAAGCGTCCCTGAGACCCCCGAGGCGAGCGGAAGCGCCGTGCAGTTGGCCAGGTTCCCCGAGGATGGCGTGCCGAGGGCCCCTCCCGGAGCGATGAAGTCGGTCCCGGCGGTGGCCGCCGTGAAGGCCGAGGTGCCGCCGTTGCCCTTGACCAGGCCGGTGATCGTCGTCGCCCCGGTGCCACCCGACCCCACAGCGAGCGTTGCCGACAGGCCGGCGGCCGTCCCGCTCGTGTTCTGGTTGAGCGTCGGGAAGTCGGAGGCGATCGCGGTCGAGAGCGCACCCGTGCCCGACGTGGACTTCACGATGCCCGTCGTGTTCCCGGACGTGCCCGGGGCAAAGTCGGTCCCCGCGACACCGGCCGTTACGCCGGTGCCGTTGCCCTTCAGGAGACCGGTCACCGTCGTCTCGATGGTGATGGCCGGAGTCGAGCCGGGCGTGGCCACCGTTCCGGCGAACCCGTTGGCTGTAGCCACCGAGACCGTGGTCACGGTACCCGACCCGCCAACGGTGATGGCCGCCGAGGTAAGGGCCTGAACCCGGCCCTTCGCGTCGACCGTGATGACCGGGACCGTTGTGCCGCTACCGATCGGCCCGGCCGCTCCACCGCCGAAGGCGGCCAGGGCGGCTGGCTGGGATCCGGTTCCGGGGCCGGCGGTGACGTCCCCGGTGAGCTGGGTGATCCCACCTCCACCGCCACCGGCCGGCACGAGGGTCTCCTGGTCCTGGGTTCCCGGGGTCTGGGCCTGCTCCTGGAAGGCGCCGCCCGAGTTGGCGATCTGGGTGTATCCCGGAACCTGGGGGTCAGCCACGGATGAGCTCCGTCTGCTTCACGCCGACCAGGAACACGATGAACTCTTTCTCCTCACGCAGGGCCTCGAGTTGGGCTTCCGTCTCCCACTGTACGACCTGCTCGCCGGTCGATGCGTACTTTGCGGCGAGTTCTTTGGCCCGGGCCGCCGTCTCGCCGGTCATCCCCCAGGCCTGGGACTTGGCCTCTTCGGCCCTACTGCGGGCCTCCACCCGGAGCTCCACAAGGCTGGCGATGGTCCCCGTCACCAGGGCCAGGCGTTTGAGCAGCTCGCCGGTCGTCCACTCCAACATCCCGACGTGGGTGTCGACCCAGTCGATCTCCATGGCTCAGCCGAACGTGTCGAGGATGGTCCAGGTCTTCGGACCGACGATCCCGTCGACGGCCAGGCCGAAGAACCGCTGAACGTTCATCACCGCGGTCTCGGTGGCCGGGCCGAAGTCCCCGTCGACGACCAGGTGGGGGCTGGAGCCCTGGAGGAGCCGCTGGAGGGCCTTGACCGACCCGTTGAGGTCGCCCTGCTTCAGGGTGGGGGGCATGAACTCTCCTTCAGGGACGGGGGCGGGTGGCGCCGGGGCGGGAGTGGGCGCTGGGGCCTCCTCGAGGTCGAACAGGGCGCCGAACTGCTCCTCGGTTCCGTACCAGCGGTTGAGGTCAAAGACCCGGCCCTCGATGGTCGTCTGGCCGAACTGATGCAGGAAGGCCGGCACGGTCGGCACCGCCGAGCTCGGCTCGGCGATCCACTGGGGGTATCCCCACGGGGCGCCCGCCATCTGGGCGTAGTAGTTGAGGTCGCAGTACAGTCCGGCGACCGGGACGGTGCCCATGGCCTCGAGCATCTCGTGGGTGGCGATTCCCACCTGGGCGAGGGTGAGGCCGTCGTCCACCTCGACGTCGAGCCACAGCATCTTCATCCCCAGGGCGTTGGCCTTGAAGAACTGCGCCTGGGCATCCATCTGGGCCTGGTCGGTCGAGGGAACCACGAAGTGGTACGCCTGAACCCCGAGACCGTGGACCCGGGCCGCAGCGATGTCGCCGGCGGCGAAGGGGTTCACATAGGTGGTCCCCTCGGTCACCTTCACGACGACGCCCTTCACGCCGGCGGCGACGATCTGGGCCCACGGGAGTTGGTTGGAGACCCCGGCGTGGTTGTTCGAGCTGACGTCGATGACCAGCTCGCCGCTCACGCTGCCCGCTTTGCCGCTCCGGTCGTCTTGCCCGCGCTCGGGCTGTCTTCGGGAACGTCCTCGTTCTTGTCGACCGGCTTGCGCTCGAGGGCCTGGAGCTGGCTCATGGTCGCCTCCAGGTCCTTCTGCATCTGGGCCACACGGGCGCCCAGTGCCTCGGGGCTGTCGAGGTCGATCGGGATGGCCATCGGGGCGTCCCCGCCCGGGTCGGTGACCACCGTCGGGATCGGGGCACCGTCGACCGTTGTGGCCTGGATCTTCGGGGCGACGTCGGAGAGGGAGATGTGAATCGGATCCCCACCGCGCTGCTGATTGGCCAGCCGAGCGGCGTTGACGCCGTACTTCACGTCTAGCCTCTCGATCTCCTTCGCCCGGGAGTTGATCCGGATCTTCTCGTTGTCGACCACGGCCAGGCGCTCTTCCACTCCTGACCGAGGGTCACCGAACTCCTTCTTCAGCACCTCGAACGGGATGTGCACCGAGGCGCCCGGAGGGATGCCGTACGCGTGCCCGTCGTAGCGGAAATGGAGAGGTTCGGGCTCCAGGTTGGTGACGATGACTTGATCCCGGGACGTGAGCATCAGGTGAGCTTCACCCAGATGGCGAACGTCTGTCCACCGGTGGCCTGGGTCTGCTGGGCGATGCCGACCACCGTGCTGACCGTCGTCCCGGCCACCAGTTCGCCGTCGTCCGTGGAAACCGTCGAGGGGACGACGGACTGTCCCGCGGCCACCCCGGCGGCGCCGGCCAGGGCGAGGGTCGGGCCCGCCGTGCACACCCGGCCGTAACCGCCGACGGGAATGGCGTCCATGGCGATCCCGACCACCGCAGCGACGGTGCCTGTGTGGACGCCCTTTATCACCCCGAAGACGTGCCCGGCCGTGGTCGCGATGTCCGCCTGGACCCAGGCGTGCAGAGGGATGGCCGCTGCGCCCGAGTTGTAGACGGTCTCATAGGAGACCCCCGGGTGCCCCGGAGGGCCCTGGTTGACGGCGCCGAGAGGCTGGAAGGCCCCGGCCGGGTTCTCAATCTGTTCGACTCCCATGGGGTCTCCTTAGTTCAGGTCCCAGAGCGCAGCCTGGGTCTGGCAGTTGTTGAAGCAGAGGTCGCCCATCCAGTAGAGCTTGGCCACCATGGCGTCCTGGTTGACCGGGGTGATGAAGTCCTCGAGCTTGAAGTCCACGCCCGTGGCCACGATCAGGTACATGTAGTTCTCGTCGAGGAACCACATCGAGTGCTGTCCCGCGTTGACCACGCCGACGGGCACGTGGGAGTCGACCACGACGGGAACCTGGTTGAACAGGGCGTTCGTCCAACCGGCCTGGGCCAGGATCTCGTCGTATCCTGCCGGTCCCCGCTCGTAGTAGGTGGTGCTCGTGAACAGGCCCACGAAGGTGTTGTACTCGTGCTGGTCGGTCACGATCAGGGTCGGGTGGCGCCCGCCGAAGGTGGCCGCCCCGAACTGGGTCTGCATGGCGGCGAACGTCAGAGCCGTGGTCGTGTCGTCGATCTGGGCTTCCCAGAAGGTGTTCGACGACCTGGCGAGGCCGCCGTACGTGGCCGCCAGGGTGGCGTTGTCCACCGCGACCGGGATCGAGTCGGGCTGGTTGGCGGCGGGCGCCGTCTGCCAGATGGCCGAGCCGATGATCTCCGCGAGCTCCATCTCGGCCTGGCCGAAGTAGAAGGAGAGGAAGTTGGCGATGGCCAGCGGGGAGTCGGCCCGGACCAGGGTCCGGCCATCGACGGTCACCGGCACGTAGGCCTGCTTCCAGTCGAACGCCGCGTTCTTCACCGTGTCGCTCGGGGCGATGTTGAGGGCGTCGAAGCCGGTGTACCAGCCGCCGGCGGCGAACCGGGCGTACATCAGCGGGAGCTCGATCTGCGTCCCGCCCTGGACCATCTTCTTGTTCATCTTGTTCAGACGGAAGAAGATCGGGTTCGAGTTGTAGACGTTGTCGGCGATGTCCGGAAGGATGAAGCGCCGACTGATGGCGGTGACGACGTCGGTTCCGATGGGGGTGGCCATTGGTCAGGTTCTCCTAGGTGTTGGCGGCGAGGGACTGGGCGATCATCTCGGCCATCCCCTCTACCTTCTGCTCGCGGGACAATTTCTGCGGAGCAGGTTCAGTGCGCGGCGCCGTGCCACCCGAACCGGCCAGTGCGGTGAGCTTCTTTGCTCTCTCTCCCTGTGCCCCCCTGATCGGGGTGACCGATGCGGCGGGGGCCGGGGCGAGGATCTTCGGACGAAGCTCGGGCATGGCCACTGCGGCCGTCTCGATGGCCTCGTAGAAGGCCCTCCCGTAATCTTCTCCGTACATCGAGGTGAAATGGTACCCGAGCCCGCGTGCGCTCGCCTGGGCCTCAGCGGAGGCGATGTCGTCGAACGTGAGGTGCGGGTAGGTCTGGGCGATCTTCGCCCGGGCTTCCTGAATGCCCGCCGAGGCCGAGCGCTGCTGCTGGGCGGCCAACTGCTGCTGGATGGCCTGCTCCCGCTGAGCCAACTGCTGGCTCTGGGCCTGCTGCTGCTGGACGATCCACCGGACAGTCGGGTCGTCGGGGTCGACATCGGGCGGGAGTTGGACCGGAGGGAAGGACGCGGCCGGTACCACCGGCTGAGGAGCGACGGCGGGGGCCGGGGTATATCCCTGCGGCGTGTAGCCCGGAATCGGCGGCACCGCGGGCTGGGGCGGTGGGGCGACAGCGGCTATGCCATTTCGCTCGACGGCCTCCCGAACGGCTCCGGCGATCCGGGGATCCTGGCGGAAAGCCTGGTCGATGGTGGCCAGCTCTTGCAGGCGGGCGGTGCTGATGACCGACCCGTCGGGGAGCTGCACCATTCCCTCGGCGAGAACCTCTCCGGCCTCTTCCTCTTCAGGCTCCTCTTCTCCGAGAACGCCTTCCGGGCCGACTGCCGGGGGCTCCCACCCGGCAGCGGCCGGGGGCTCGACCGGGGTCTCTTCACCCGGGAGATCTCCTACGACGACCGGCTCGGTGCTGAGCCCGGGCGCCAGTGGGTCAGGAGTCTCGCCGGTCATCTCGCCGATGGCCTTCAGGACATCGGCGTTGTCTACGAATCCTCCGGCCATCTACCTCATGCTCCTGCGTGTGCGGCCATGAGCTGCTGGAGCTCCTGGGCGTTCGGTTGGGGGCTGTTCGGGAATACACCCTGCCCACCGGCATTCGCCATGGGCGCCGGCGCCGGGCCTGGGGCCTGGCCTCCCTGCGGCGGTCCAAACGGTCCGCCCGGGGGTGGGCCTCCCTGGCCCGGAGGTGGACCACCAGCGCCCGGAGGACCACCTTGCGGTGGCATCCCGGGCTGCTGGTGACCCTGCTGGATCAATCCCAGGATCGCGCCGTGGAGCTTGTTGAGCATGGGCATCAGAGGGAGAGCATCCGGGGCGGTCATGCCCTGGGTGATCGAGGTGAGTGCCTGGCTCAACGAGTCGCGAACGGATCCCGAGACGTCCTTCGCCATCAGGAGGGCTTGAGCCTCGTCGTCGGCTTTTCCTTCGAGATGTTCGTGTTGACATCCGGGTTGTTGCCGAAGTGGCCGCTGGTCTGCCCCTGGGGGACGATGTGGTCATCGCCTCCGCGGGCCGAAGCGGCCGACGTGTTCGAGCTTGAAACTCCCATGCTGCGTACCTCCTTCTCGGTCTGTGACGACCGTTGTGCGGACTACCGCTTGCCGTGACGGCCCTTGCGACGTGCCATGTGCATTACCTCCTTCCCGATGCCGGTGGGTCTAAGACCCGCTGCCTGACCCGGGTTGGTCAAGATCTTCTATCGGTTCCCCTTGAGCTCGGAGAGGGTGGGGGAGTCCGGGAAGTCGATGCCGCCCCGCCGCCCCATGTTGTCCTCGCACCCGAGGTCATCGTCGTTGCCCGTCTGTCCGCCGGTCGACCAGGACTTGTAGCCGTGGGTCTGGCTGATGATCCGGGGGGTCTCGGAGTCCATGACGTGACTGTACACCGGTCCGAATCACAAGTGCGGGATTTTCGATCCCGGGCCCCAATTACGCGCGGGGACCGAAGGCGGCGAGCGGTTGTGGTGGGGGATGTTCGTCGTTCATCGGAGGGCAACCGGGGCGTCAGCCCCGGGCGGCAGGCTTTTACCCGCTCGGCTTCGCCTCGCTCAAAGCGGTCCCGCTGACCTCAAGCATTTCTCAGCTCCGCATCCACCGCGGTTGGCGCCTTCCCAGGGGCGCGAGGGGGTGGTCCTCCTTTGACGAGCGTGAACACCGGTCTCCCGGCGGGCAGGGGCGTCTCATCGGACCAACCCGCACCATCGTCATCCCTGTCACAACGGGAAGATAGGATGGTAGTGAACCTCTTGATGGAGGGTTGTCTGACGTTGAACCCCTGGCCTCCCAGCCGGGGGTTCTTCGCGTATGCAGTGGCTGGGTCGACGATAGGAGTCAGCCGGTAGGCGGCCTCCGGCGTCGGCGGGACTCAAGCACCCACCAGAGGGGCAGCAGCGACGCGACGGACCATACGATCACGAGTTCGCCGCCTCCCACGATCTGTGCCAGATGTCTTCGTACTGGTGGTCTCCGGGATGTCCGACCTCGAGTTGACAAGGGACGGTCTTTTTCGAGTCGATCGACACGAGCCTCGAAGGCGATTCTCCGGGCTTGGCCATGATGAAGACGCCGAGCTGTGGACATCGGTCGAAGCACGGCGTGCCGTCGAAGTTGTGGGTCTTGCCCTCACCGTTGGTGATGGAGTGGACCGTGACACTCTGAATTCCGTCGTCGGTCTGCTTGCCGCAACTGCAATAGCGGGTCACGCCGGCACCACGTCCAGAGAGAGGATGCGACCGGCCTCGTTCTCCTCGGTGGCCAGCACGCCGTCGAGCTCCCACTCGAAGCACTCACGCACGTACTCGACCCGTCGGTCGTCGACCTGGCGGACTACCGCTACAAGGACGTCGGGGGGGGGCATCACGACTTCTTCGACCCCTTCTGCTGGGCCTGCTGGGCGGCGGCCTGGGCGGCCTCCTGTTCCTTCTTCTCCATCCGGGCGTCGATGGCGGGCCAGTGGGGGACGTCCATCATCTCCAAGGCCGCCTGGCGGTCGATGAGCTTGGTGAGGAACATGTTCTGGGCCTCGGCCACCCGGGCCTGCCTGGAAGTAGGAACGTCCGACCCGGCGTTGATGATGAGGGCGTACTTGAACGGGGCGTACTCGTTGTCCACCGCGTCGATGAAATGCCGGGCCCGGAGAGTGACCAGGTTCTTTTGGCCCTCTTGGCCGACGATGGCGATCGAGCGCTCCTGGGTGTAGTTCTCGATGATGAGTTGGGCTTCGATCCCCCCGAGGCGCCTGAGCACCCGCTCGAGGTTGCGGAGAGCGGACCGCACCCGGACGAAACCGGACTCCTGGACCTGGTTGACCACCGACTCGGGGGCGCGGGCATTCGGAGCCTTGCCCTTGGAGATGGTCGACAGCCCTGAGATGTTCTCCATGCGCTCGATCCAGAAGCGGATCAGGTTGAGCACGTCGCTCGACATGGCCGGCGGGGTGAGCCACTGGGGCCCGCCACCCTGGCCCATGGAGCTCGGCTGGACCCGGAGGCGCTGGCCGGGGCGGTTGGTCAGTGTGGATTGGCTGATTCCGGCCGTGGCCGGCTCGAGGAAGACGGGGTTACCGGTGAGCTCGGCGCTCTGTTGCATGGCGGCGAGGAGTCGGTTGATGGCGATCTGTCCGGGAGCCAGGTGGGTTGTGAGGGGTGTCGGCCAGAACTCGCCGGTGTCTTCGAGGCAGAACCTTCCGTAGGGGTGCGTGGCGCCGTCCCAGAGGTCCTCGGACCAGGCCTCGAGCAGGATCGTGTCACTGCTCCAGACAAGCACTCTCCACGAGTCGTAGGTGACATCGACCTCGGGGGCCTTCTCGCCCGGCTTGGCTGTCTCCTCGTCCCACTCCGGGTCAGGCGTCTTTTCGGTCCGGTTCTCTCTGGACCACATCTCGTAGACGATGATCCCCTCGGGATTCCAGGCGAACTTGCCCCCCTGACCGGGCAGACCGGTGGAGGCCGTTGAGCTGTTCGGGTAGCCCCGGGAGAACGACAGCGGGAAGGTGTGCTGGTTGTTCTTCGTGTTGGTGGGGCGTTGGTCGGAGTCGAGGGCCGACTCCGCTGTGTCGTAGACCATCTCCGAGAGCAGGTCGTCGCACGTGTCCGGGAAGCGCCGTTCGACCTCCTCCCAGGACATGCGGCGGACTTCGATGTAGTACTCGCCGTCCATCTCGTTGTTGGCCTGGGGGTCGGGGTAGAAGTTCCACGGGTCGACATGGACGAGGTCGGCGTCACCCATGCCCTTCTCGAGGCTCTGGTCCCAGACCGACTTCATGATTCCGGCGCCGTACAGGGCGGCGTCCCACATGGCCAGGGTAACCGTCGCCTGCTGGTTGCGGACCTTCCAGTTGCTCTGGAGGATCACCTCCAGGTCGTCGGACAGGCCCTCCAGGTACTGATGCCAGGGCGTGTTCGGGGTGGCGGCGGCGGCCACGGTGAACATCACCGACTGGTCGGTCAACCACCCCACCAGGTTGGACAGGATCGGGTACACCTCGGAGTCCGCCGGCGACGGCATCCAGGTGCTCCGGAACTCGGCCCAGTGCCGGTTCTGAAGGATGAGGTAGTTCCGGCGCCAGTTGGCGTACAGGGCCTTCTTCACGTCCCGGGCGTTCTGGTAGGCCGTCTTCGCCCGGTGGAGCTTCCGGGCGGCCGACTCGCTCTTCGGTTTGGGGGGTGCGACGTCGTCCAGGGAGAGGACGTCCGAGGTGATTGTCACTTCACGCCCTCTGCCCTAGTCCGCGTGCGGAAAGCCAGATGCACAATGCCGCCACACAGGGTGCAGCGGGCCAGGTCCCGGTTCTGTGTGGCCTCAAGAGCCTCGTCGGGGCATCGACAGGGCTCAGTCATCGGTGGTCGGCAGATCTCTCGGGTCGATGGGCACGTAGCGGTGCTCCATCCCAAGTTCCTCTGACGTGCGCTCGGACGCCTCCTTCAGCCCCTCGCCCACGGCACGGGGGTTCGAGGCGTATCGGCCGAGGGTCGGGCTGTAGCCCCCCTCCCAGGCCCGTCCGTTGAGCCCCCGGAAATCCCAGAGGCGCTCGATGTCGGTGTGACCCACTGGGCAGGTGCCGGGCTCCTGGGTCCTCGTCTCGAACACCAGACCCGAGCAACCGTGGCACTTGAAGTCGTAGGCAGGCATGGCCTACCACGGTAGCACGACTTGTCATGCCACTCACGGTTCCCCGGCCTGATCGTCTGGAAATGCTTCCCAAGGTGGGACACCCCCGATGTCTGTCGAGACCGGACTGGCCGACCGCTTGGGCCCGAAGCTCTCGACGTACAGGCCCGGAGTCGACTCCGTGGTCGAACAGATGATGGCCTGAGCATAGGCCATGACTGCGTCGTCGTGGCCGTCCTTTGAGGCAGGGCCCATCTCGCCGAACCGGTCGACCACCGAGTAGTCACGGAGCTGCTCGTAGGTGACTTCGTCGTGGATCGAGAGGCTGAGGTCCGAGAGGAGCTTTGTCACGTAGCCCATCATCCAGTTCTTTCGCTGGAAGTTGGTGGACCACCCGTAGTTGGTCGATGGCCGGCCGGGGTGCTTGTCCGCCCATTTGTGCTGGAAGACCCGCGGGTAGTTCTTCGCCAGGATGGCGCCGATGGTGGCATACCCCGGGCCCTCGATCTCGGTCGAGATGATCGCCGTGTTGTAGTAGTAGCCCAGGTTGATGAGCTGCTCGGCGAAATTGACCGGGTCGATCCCGCCGTGCCAGACCGCCACCTGGTCGTAGGTCCGGCGGTTGATGACCTGGGCACAGGCCGGGTCGCCGATGCTCGTCCTGCTCGGGTCCCCGGCCACCAGGTATTCGCCCCACTGGCTGTCTTTGGATGGCCACCGGAAGATGGTGAGCGGACCGAGCGGATCACGCTTGAACTCGAACTGACCGTGGGCCCGGGGGGCGAGGTAGCCCCGGGCGCCCAGTTTGGGGTCGAAGCACTTCTGGAGCTGCTCGAGCGGGAACACGTTCCGCCCGGTAGCGAGGAAGGACTCCTCGGGGGTCGAGGGGTACTCCTGCTTCATCTGGTCGGCGTCACCGTTGCACTCGTTGATGATGGCCCACCGATACCACTCGATCCGGTCGAGGGTCACCCCGAGCTCGTCGTGGAGCCACCGCTCGTACTCGGAGAGGTCCAGGTAGGAGATGGTGACGAACTTCATCCGGTACTCCGGGTGCTTCCACCAGGGGAAGAACAGGGCCTTGTAGTCCGAACGGCCGGCAGAGGCGTCCTGCCACATCTGCCAGTACAGGTTCCCGACCCCGTTGCTCGTGCACTCCACGATCACGATCGAGCCGTGGGTCTTGGGCACGGTCTTGCTGAGCCCGGTCATCAGGGTCTCGGGGTCGTCCCAGAAGGACATCTCCGAGCAGTGGAGGGCCTGGATCGTCCGGCCTCGGCCCGACTTCACGTTCTTGGCCGTGGCGATGCGGACCGTGGATCCGGTCTCCTGGATGGTGAGGCGGCGCTGGGAGGCGTGCTTCAGGTGGAGCAGGTCTCTGAACGGCCACCAGGTCCAGGCGTCCTGGACCTTCTCGAAGAGCTCCTCGGTGGTGTCGGTGTCGTGGGCGATGATGAGCTCGCGGGCACCCTCGAAGATGAAGAGCCAGTTGAACATGATCGCCGCCGAGATGGTGGAGAGCCCCAGTTGGCGGGCCTTGCAGACGATGATCCGGACCGGCAGCCCGGCGTTGTACTGGCGGATCACTTCTTCGACCACCTCGGCCTGGGCCCAGGCGAAGTCACCGGCCAGGTCGAGGGACTCGATGTCCATGTCCTTGGTTCGGATCTTGACCAGGGGGATCAGCTCCCGGAGCTGGTCGAGGCGTCTAGGCCGTCCCATGGTCAGTCATCCGGGCCGTCCTCTTCGGTGTCGTCGGGGTCCTGTCCGTCCCGCTCCATCTCGGTCCCGCCGGTGAGGATCGTCCTCAACATGGCCTGCATCTCTTCCATGGCCTTCCCCTGGTTGGTCTGCATCCTACGCAGGGGGTGCCCGGCGATCGAGGTGATAAGGCGGATCCGCGAGGCCACATCTCCCTCGTCCAGGATCTTCATGCCCTCCTGGAGCGCCCGCATGGCGAGGCGGGTGCTGGTCAGGGAGAGCTCCTCGGCGGTCGCCACAGGCGTGCTCCTCGCCACGGGAAGTTCGGCCAGGCGGTCGACCGAGATGCCCGTGGCCCGAGAGATCGGGCCGAGGGACACGCCCTCTTCGATCAGGGCGACGATCATGGCCGCCGTCTGGACGTCATAGGTGGGATCAGGCGGTCTTCGTTCGACTGCGGCGTGCCCTCGTGCCGCTGCCCGCTTTCGTGCGGCCACCTTCTTCGCGGGCAACTTCTTCTCGGCTGGCACCTTCTTTGCCGGGGCCTTGGGTGCTCTTTCGGCGGACGGTACAGGTGAGCTCGAGGGCGAAGGCTTTTCGGACGGGGAAGAAGGCTTCTGCTTCGGCACTGGGCACCTCTAGGACCACTCGCCAGGCCCCCGACTCTCGGAGACCGGCTGACTTGAAGACGGCGGAGAACGTGGCCTCGCGGAAGCCGGTGGCCGCGGGCTCGACTTCGGAGACGGGTCGGTCAGCCAAGAAGCGGACCAGGTCATCGACCGGGTATCCCGGCCGGCCCATCGTGGCTACGGGCTTGGGTCCCACGCCGACGGGTCGATCCCCCCCGTTCCCATCATCTCGTTCGGAGGAGGCGTCGGTCCCACCTTTCCGCTTTGCCACGCCGCCTGGGCTGGGTTCGGCGCCACCGTCGACCACCCCGCCGGCGCCCCCAGGTCCGCCTCCATCGCCTCCCGCTGCTCCGCTGGGCTCCGGTACAGGTCCCACGGGTCCGTCTCCG